TCGTATATGCTGTAATCCTCACCATCTGCGTTGGGGTACTCATCAGGATAATATGGATGACATGAAGGAACGTGATCGTCATGGTATGCCTAAGACTGTGGTACGTGCGATACTAAAGTTACGTGATGAAGGTAAGTCTCAGCGAGAAGTAGCTGAGTTATATGGCATAGCTAGGGAAACTATCTCAGCTATAGAAACTGGAAGGAGTCATAAGGGGTTGACAAACAATGATTAATATGTTTAGTCTAACTTACATCATGATTTCCTTTCTTGATTAAACCCAAGGGCAGTTGGCCTCCCTGACTTTCTTGGGATAAACTTGAAGCCCTATGATAAACAAAATATCATAGGGCTTTTCTTTTTATTTTGTTTATGTTATATTTAATTAGTACTAACAATGGAGGGGTTCATGGATAACGTAGTACAACTAGTTCCAAACAAAAGTATAGTTAAGAGAGAGGATTACTTTAGTGATGATAGTCCTTTATACTTTCAGACATGGGAAAGACCTGTGTATTTCTCAGGACATGGTGATAAGATGTATGAGAATCCTAATTATAAAGCGATAGTTAGGGTAGATGAACTAAACAATCCAACACAGATAGGCATGGTAGGTAGGAACTATAAAGTTATACCTATGAAAGATATATGTAATGAAGTAGAGAACAGTCTTTGCGAAGTGATAGAGCCTGAACATCTAGAGCAGGTTAAGACCAGAGACATGATGTCATATAAAGGAGGTATGCTGTTTAAGGAGTATACATTCCCAAGTATAACATTTAGAATTGCCGATGATGATATAGGATTTAGAATCATAATCATCACAGCATATGATGGATCAACATCATTTAGATTATATACTGGCGCAATCAATTTCTTCTGTCTTAACGGCATGGTCGATGGACAGTTCGAGATGCTAGTACGTAGACATACTAGTGGACTCACTATCCCTAGCATGACTGATCGAATCAAGAAAGGTGTAGAGATATTCCACACAAGAGCAGAGACATATCAAAGATGGATAGGCAAGACTATATCAGATGAAGATGCGAAGACAGTGTTTGAAGCAATACCCAACGTGTCTGAGCGCAGAGTAGATCAGCTAATGAATCAATACTTTCACGAAGCAATACGATATGGCAGAACTGTCTGGGCTTTGTACAATGCTGCTACATTCTATTCATCACACGATGAAGGTGATTTCTCTGTTAGGAACACAGGCAATGATAACACTGCTGCTACACTAATGAATCGTGAGAGACAAATCAGGACGTGGGAAAACTCTGACACATTTAAACAACTTGCTGCATAGGAGGCATCATGAGTAAAGACTTACAGGATGAGCCACTATCCCTAATAGATGGTGCAATAGTACGAGAGAAAGGTAAAGATAAGTTGTACAAGGTAATCGTAGCTGAAGATGATTTCTTATCTTATCCTCACAGTACATCAGTTACATTAACTGATGGAGAGAACAATGTATCATACCATGACATTAATACTTTAGAACTTGTAACAGATAAACAAGATATACTAAAGGCAAAGCCTACAGTAAATCATGAACTAAATAATCATGAAGTAGATGAATGCATGGAGAAGATTGAAGCACTCATCAAACATCTGGTACAGAAATATCAGACTTATGAAATTGGTAAGAAACTAACACTAAAGATTTACGCTGAATGTTTCGGAGGAGATCGAGGAGTAACTATCGAACATACAGCAACAGTTGACTATGATGAATCAATGACCAGCGATAATTTAGAAGAGTCATTTGTCATAGCACTAGAAAGGTATCGTGAAACTCAAGGCAACAAACCAAAGGAGATAATGTTCCATGAAACCTAAGATAGAGAAAGACGTACCAATACCCGATGGGTACAACGCCCCCAGCAAATACGATTGGATTAAAGACTTAGATACAGGTGACAGTTTTATATGGTCGTCCTATGACGTAAGTTCAGTAAGACAAAGAGCTAGAAAACTCAACATAGAGCTTACACAACGAATAGTCGGGATGAACAAAGTCCGTGTGTGGATAACTAAATCATATGGAGAAAGTAATGAATGAGATGAAAGATCTATTACTTCAAACATTCTATGACAATAGTAGATCATTAGATGACTTTGAAGACAAAGTACCAGACATAGAAACTGATACCACTAATAACAAGAAAGCATTCCTGCAAGGCGCAATGAACAAGGCGATGGCTCGTCACTATCTCGTGTCTATGCTCAACAGTGATATAAAGAAGAAGTATGATAAGTCGAAGAAGAGTCTCGATGAACTAGCTGGAGAGCTTGGAATAAATGTCGAAGTAAAGAGCGGGGACTCATTACCTATATACCAAAACGACAACTTCATCTTTACTAAGAAACGTAACTCTGAAACTACACAGACATCATTAAAGGATTTCGTGACTGAGCTTAGAAAGCTAGGCGTTGAGAAAGATGTATTAGATAAAGCCTTTGCACATGCAACACAATTTAAGGATGGTAACTTATACTATACAGTAGATATAGCGGAGAATGTAAATGAAAGGTGACACTCCAACTAAGCGTGTCAATGTCCTTGATATGTCAGATAAAGAACTAGAAGTATTCCTTACTGGCATACGTGAACGAAGACTGAAGGCAATAAAGATATTTGAAGAAGGAGAGTTACTTAGAGAAGAAGCTAGAAAGAAACATTTAGACAAGTCGTTAGAACACGAACTTAAAATGTCTCAGAAAGAGATTGCTCAACTCGACAAAGTTATTGAGAAAGTAGAAAAGCGTACAGTAAAGATCAGAGCAATCAAGTTACAATTGGAGGATTAGTATGGAACCATTCATACTGCATAACCTAGACATAAGGATGTCAACAGATGAAAATAAAGCCAGCCTACCTGCGTATGATCACACTAAGTTATCTGCCATTAACACCTGCCCCACATGGGGTATTCTCAGATACAGTCTCCATAGAAGAATGCCGGGTGCTGGTAGGGAAATGGCACTCGAAGCTGGCGCAGCAGCACATGAGTCATTCGCTGCACTTAAATGGTTCCAGTACTACAGTAGACAAGCTGATACCGAAGCTAAGAAGTCACTTGCGGAAACAGAAGGATCTCGTATATTCGGAGTGGATAGATTCAATGAGATGCGACAGGTCATCGATGGCAGCAAAACAGACAGAACAAACGCTATTAATTTCTGCCTCGAAGCACTGTATACTAGCGGCTTCTACGATGATCCTCGGGACACCAGAAGAACTATCAGTAACTTGTCCGAGGGAATCATTTGCTATATCGATTCGTATGATCTAGATAAATATACAATATACGAGAACAAGCATCGTATAGGAGTAGAGATAGCATTCGATCTTACTGTCTCAGTTGAGTGGGAGATGAACAAAGATCCGAAAGTTACTGTCGGTAGATTCACCGGCAAGATGGATGGACTACTATATAACAAAGACAAGCTAATGATATGGGAGGATAAGACGGGTGCTAGGATAGATGATGCTTGGCTATCACAGTGGATAATGTCTCACCAAATCACTGGCTATTGTCTGGCAGCTTCTGCATTCACTGGGGAAGAATGCTTACAAGCACTGGTATCAGGAATGAAAGTACCAATAGCAAAGAACCCATCAGATACTATACGTAAAGAAATGGTAAACAGATCATATGATCCATTTATATTACAATGGGCTAACTGGTTTGTTCATTCAGTGGAGATGGATCAGTTATATATAGATCACATTGAACAAGCACCTAAATATACGCACTCTTGCAATAGATACTTTAGGCCATGCTCGTTCGTCCCATACTGTACGGCTGACACTGATGAAAAAAGTCAGATAGTTACAGAGATGGAAATAGATGAATGGTCGCCACTAACAGGAGAATAATATGGCAAAGGAACCAACGATTACACTCGGTGGAATAGAACTATCTACACCAAAGACTCAACCACGTAGAATGTCTATGGTTATATGGGGTCCAAGTGGTTCGGGTAAAACCACCCTAGCAGCTACCTCGCCTAGAAAAATCTTGTGGTTAAATTTCGATCCCGATGGCACTAGTTCGCTTATGAATCAGGAAAATATACTGATAGCAGACTACTCAACAGAGAAACCAAATATAGTAGAGAAGTTTAAGAACGAGAGTTGTGCTGGTATACGTGACTTGCTTGAGAACCATGCGGATATCGAGACAGTTGTATTCGACAGTATCACATCATTTAATGAACTAGCTCTACGACATGGAGTATCAATGACAAATGGAGCATCTATGGAGATGCCAACACTTCAAGGATATGGCAAACGTAATTCATATACAATGCAAGGCATCATGAACGTCATCAAAACTACAGGAGCAAAGAATAAACACGTAATCTTCATCGCACATGAGGATGCGCCACAGAAAGATGAGCTAACTGGACAAATGCTGGTATCGATTCTGGTCGGAGGTAAAATGCAGTCTGAGATCCCGATCAAGCTATCCGAAGTATGGCATCTAGAGGATGATGGTAAAAAACGTAAAATAACTATCAGAGCTAATCGACTTAAAAAGCCTATGAAATCTAGGATGTTTTTAAGTAGTGGTGAGCGGGACTTTGAATGGAAATTCGATCCAGAGACTTGGGAGGGTGATACCATATCTGATTGGTACAAGAGCTGGATAGAAAATGAAGGCCGTAAACTAGAGCTACCATGAACAAAGTATCGTGAGGTACTAAATATAGTATCTCGAACTAATGCTATCCACAAGGTATAGGGGCTGGACTTGTAGATAGAATAACTGTATAACAACCAGTTCCAATGTCACAGATAATGAAAGGAAAAAGTATCATGAGTGACTTAGACCAACTATCAAGTATCGTTGAATTTTCAAGTGATCTTTCAAAAGCAGAAGCTCCAGAGCCGTTACCTGCTGGTGAGTACGAAGCGGTTATTAGAGCAGCAGAAGTAAAGATGTCACAGCGAGATACACGTTATGCCGCTGTTACATTTAATATTTCTTCTGATCAGTATCCTGCTGATTACAAAGATGGAAATCCAGATGGTGCGACTCTTATCTACAGGCGAGTATCTTTAGAAGATAATCCTCAAGCCAGATATGGTACGAAGAAATTTATCGAGTCTATCGGTGCTCCTTTAGGTAAAAAGGTTGATGTTAGCGAGTGGATCGGTATGGATGCAGTCGTTGAAGTAGGCCATGAAACGTATGAGGGCGTTAATCGTGCTCAAATACAACGAGTTAGAGCATCCTAATATTTCTCCTGAAATAAAAAAGTGAAGGGTGTTCTTAGGGTTCGAGTAGACGTGTCAATATCTATTGCTAATCTACTCGAACCTTTCTCATTTATGAAAGGAAATTGTGATGCCTGAGTCTCAAAAACGAGCTTCATTTACTCGTCCTGTATTCTTCTTCTTTCAGATTAAGGATGATGATGGCAATCTCGTAGAATTTGATAGTTCTAATATGGAAATATTAGCTGCAACCCGTGATACGCAAACAGCCTTAGACATCTTAGATAAAGGTGATAAGACTATTACGTATAAGAAAGTTGAAACTATCACGTAACGTGTCTTGAAGATTGGTCCAGAAAGCGCAACTTCAAGATAAATAGATAGATGGGGATGTTTCTAGAGGATCTTCAGACTGCTTGATTCGTGAGAATGAGCAGAATCCGGCCTAGCAGATTCACCCCATCTATTGTCTTGACACACATTTCACGATATGTTATTTCACAGTATCAGTATCAAGAGGGGCAATGATATGACATATCCGAAAACTATATCAATACCACTTCCACAAGATATACCTCGTGCCAGAGGCATCCATAGTACTGGAGGCTTTGGTGGAAATTTACGAGTGAGGTGTACCGATGATGAGAAGTTGTTAGTTCAATCCATAGCAAATGATTTGGGGATTACTATGTCCTCTTTCTCTCGATGGTGCATTGTTCATTCAGCACAATCATTGAAGGAACATCAAAATGCTACAACAAGTTCAACCAACAACAACGGAGAATTACATGGTTCTTCGACAAGGTGATCTAAAGGATATAGAAAGAAATGACTTTCAATATGATGAAGACCAACTTACAGCTATCGATCATTGTCTCGACCCAAGCAGACGTGTCGTTGCTATCACGGGCGAGGCCGGAACTGGTAAGACTACTATCATGCAAGATGTCTATAGACTCTGGAAAAAGCGTGGTAAAAATGTGGTCTTATGCGCTCCAACTGGGAAAGCTGCGAAGCGAATTACGGAAGCAACTGGGATTACAGCCTGTACCATCCACCGCTTACTTGAATATCCTATGCCCGGAGAAATAGATGAGAACACTGGCAAGGCTCTCGTAAGTACTGATCCTAAAAGAGATAGGATGAATCCAATAGATTATAATGTCGTGTTAGCTGACGAATATGCAATGGTTAATACTGAAGTACATCGTAATCTTCTAGACGCATTACCAAGTGGCGGTTTAATTAGAATGTTTGGTGATGCTAACCAACTCCAACCAATTGAAGGTAGTAAGAATAGAAAGAAGAAGTATGAGTCACCATTTGTACGGATGCTTGCTAAGTTTGAGGGTACATGGTTAAAGAGTATTCATCGACAAGCTGAAGATTGTAGCATCATATCTAATGGACATAAAATTATTCACGGCATGATACCTGCTCGTAAAGATGACTTCGCAATGAAGATTACTGATGAGCCTGTACATTCTGTAGAAGATTTTGTCATGGATAATCTTACTAATGGCATTGACTTTGGCACTACCGCACATCAAATCATATCACCAACTAAGCAAGGATGGATAGGAACCACAGCACTTAACGCCACCATCCAAGGACTACTACAGAATTCAGACAAAGATAGTATAGAACTTGATCGCCATAAGTGGTCAAAGCAAGAGTATCTTCGTGTCTTTGTTGGTGATAAGGTCATCCAAACAGTTAATCAATATCCATTAGAAGTATTCAACGGAGAAACTGGCATCATTAAATCATTCGATGAAGCTGGTGGTGTCGTTATAGACTTTGGAGATAAGACTGTCACCATTCCATACACATTAGAAATGTCTGGTAGACAGGGAACCTACTACATCAACCCACAAAAAGACTTAGACTTAGCATATGTAATCACTACGCACAAAGCTCAGGGCAGTGAGTACGATGAAGTCTGCTACATAATGAATCAGTCTCGGTCTTGGCAACTAAATAGAAAGAACTTTTACACAGGAATTTCACGAGCAAAACATAAAGTCACAGTTATCACCGATCAAAAGTCCCTATCATTAAGCCTAAGTAGAAAAGGGGAATAACTATGCATATAGGTGGAGCCGAGTTTGTCATGGGTGTATCTCAGGAAACAGACGACATGGATGATTATTCAATGGCATTAAAGATTATTGTCTATGGTATGGACAATAACGATACAGTTAACAAAGTGTTTGAGGCTTTGTCTCAAGCACTATTAACACTAGATCCTCAACTAGAGCTAGCGGAGATTAAAGGTGACAAATCCCATATCAATTGACAGAATTGCTAAACGATTTTGTGATTCAGCTAACGAATTAATTACTGGTGATAGATCTATCTCGCATGGTGATGCTGGCGTTAACTTTCAAACTATAGCTGAGTTGTGGAGTGCTTACCTAAACGTAAGTATCTCCGCAAGTCAGGTTCCCTTAATGATGGTGTTACTTAAACTAGCTAGAATTAAGAATGGTAAATTTAATGAAGACGACTATGTTGATATGTGTGGTTACTCAGCATTAGCAGGAGAAATAGCTACGAAGGCAGAATCAGATGAATGAACAGGAACTACTGTCCGAGTTTACTAAGAAAGCTAGAACAGCAGGTCTACAAATTGACTGCTTAGGATCAGGAGACATTAACAGTGAGTTGGCTATCATCGTGGAAGCTCCGGGAGAAAACGAAGCTAACATGAAGATGCCATTAGTCGGTGGGGCTGGCAGATTATTATGGGATATACTTAGACCATATGGTATCACTCGTACCAACTGCTATGCCACTAATGTATGTAAGCGTAAGGTAGCATTGTCTACTAAGACTGACGCACGTAATCCAGTTAAGAAACCAGAGCTTGAACATTGGGAAGGACTCCTTGAATGGGAGCTAGACCAGTTACCCAATCTAAAGTACGTGCTAGTACTAGGAAACTTTGCACTTAAAGCTATACTTAATGAAGACAAGATTACCTTATGGCGAGGATCAGTAGTTGATGCTGTAGTCGGACGCTCTCGTAAGCGTGTCAAAGCCATCGTCAATTATAATCCAGCAATGATATTACGTAACATGGATCTAGAACCAATCTATAAATTCGACATGGCAAAGTTAGATATGGTTATGCGTAACAAGTTTGTCGAGCATAAGATTAAAGAACACATTAATCCTACAGCAGAAGAAGCAGTAGATTGGATACGCATGATGCAGTTCAGCGAGAAGCCAGTGGCATTTGATATAGAAGTGTTGTCAAATGAAACAGCTTGCATCGGCTTTGCTAACGATAGCCATGAAGGATACTGTGTAAACTTTAGAGATAAGAATACTAATAGATTTACTCTCGAAGAAGAGTGTAAAATATATGTAGCCTTACAGAAACTATTCTTAGATCCAGAGGTTAAATTAATAACACAGAATGGTAACTTTGACTGTTACTGGATAGGATACAAGGATCGATTACATGTTAAACGAATTTGGTTTGATACTCTCTTGGCTCACCATACTCTTTATCCCCGGCTTCCTCATAATCTTGGTTTTCTTACTTCGCAATATACCACCCACCCTTATTATAAGGATGAAGGACAGGCATGGAAGGAGGGTGGCGATATTGATCAATTCTGGAGATACAACGTTAAAGACTGCGCCATCACTTACACAGTGCATGAGAAACTACATAAAGAATTGGCTGCTCAAAGTCTGGAAAAGTTTTACTTCGATCATGTCATGAAGCTGACACCACATCTTACTAGGATGACAGTCAACGGAATCAGAGCAGACATTGGGTTAAAAGATAACATCGTCAAATCAATTGAGGCTGATGTAAATAAACTAAGCAAGCGATTCAACTTTGCAGTACAGCAATGTACAGGTGATCCAAATCTCATAGTCAATCCTCGATCAGCACCACAGTTAGCTGACCTATTCTTTACCAAGCTAGGATTAATAGGTAGAGGATCTACGACTAACAAGGCTAACCGCCAACGTATGTACGACCACCCACGTACATCTCCCCAAGCAAGACGAATGTTAGATATACTAGATGAGTACAAGACAGAACATAAGTTCTATTCTGTATATGCTACTATGACTATTGACGAAGACCACCGCATTAGATGTGAGTGGAAACAGTTCGGTACTCAGTCTGCTCCCGGCAGATTAAGTAGTTCATCTGTCATGTGGGGTAGTGGAGCTAACCTGCAAAATCAACCAAGCAGGGCATACCCTATGTTCATTGCTGATCCCGGATACATGTTTACATACTTTGATCTATCACAAGCCGAAGCAAGAGTAGTAGCATATCAATGGGGAGTGCAAGGATTAATAGAAACATTCGAGCAAGCATCAGAAGATGATAACTATGATGTACATCGAGGTAATGCTGCTAGAATATTCAAGTGTAACTACAATGATATACCCTCACATGATCGTGACAAAGATGGTAACATCACTAAAAGATTCCTTGGCAAGCGTTGTGTTCATGGTCTTAACTATCGAATGCAAGCTCAAAAACTCGCAGAAGTCTGCGACATTTCACTGATGCAAGCACATGAAGCATACAGTGCATATCACCAAGCCTTCCCAGAAATACAAAAAGCATGGACTGATACTGTTAAGACTGTTCATTCAGAGAGAATGCTTTATACTCCTCTAGGTAGACGCATGATATTTCTAGAACGTATACATGATGAGGCATTAGATAGTATTATAGCATTCATTCCTCAGTCTACTATTGGAGACAAGGTATCCTCAGTAATATATAAATGTCACGAGGATGAAGAATGGCCTGACTCAGCACATGTTACCTTGAATATTCATGACGCATTAATTACTATTCACAAACCTGAAGATAAAGATGTTGTCACAAAGATCATGAAGAAACATGCAGAGTCACCTATAATAATACGAGGCCACGAAGTCAGCATACCAACTGACTTTAAACACAGTGTTCCTGACGAACACGGAATACATAGATGGAGTACTTTAAAATGATTAAAAAGAAAGCGACTAAGCGTAGAGCAAGAACTAAGAAGGGTACGTACAAAGGAGATGATCCAAGTACACCTGACGTTAACGAAGCATATGTTAAAGAGAATATGTTTCATTCGAGTGTAATTGAAAACTACAATAACACGATGAAAAGATTCTATGGTAAATGACATATTAAAACTTTCAATAGGGATAGTTATTATTGTATTATTTGTTGTGATAATTCTTAATACATGAATTATAAATCCTTAGTTGATAATAATACTTTCATTGGTCAGTACATGGAGTATATGTCTGACATTGAAACACCAGAAGCCTATGACTTTTGGTCTGCTATCTGGGCAATAGGAGTTGCGTGTGGAAGAGATGTATTTGTGGATCGCCCTCATCTTCCTGTGTATCTTAACTGGTACATTATCCTTGCTGCTGATAGTGGCACGACACGAAAATCGACAGCGGTCAGATCTATTGAAAAAATTATACAACCACTACATACAGGACTTACTATCGGCACAAAAGTATCTCCCGAAAAACTCATCAATAGCCTCGCAAGTAAAACGAAAACTCAAGATACTGCTACGTGCGTCATAGCTGTCCCAGAACTAGTTACACTATTAGGTAAAGAAGGTTACATGGTTAATATGCCGGGGCTACTAACAGACTTGTATGACTGTCCCGGTCACATTGATGGAGGTACTAAAGATGAAACGACCAGCATTAAAAATGTATATGTTAATTTGTTATCTGCGTCTACTCCTTCGTGGCTTGTTACCGCAATCAACCCCCAAGTTATTGAGGGAGGGTTTACGTCTAGGGTTATATTTGTTGCAGAAGATAAACGTAAGAGAGCGATACCTTGGCCGAAAGCGGAGAGAGCTAGCGAACAGACTGTTCGAGGAACGCTCAATGTACTCCAAGAAAAAGCAAGAAGTGTCCAAAGGATATCAGTCAACTCAACAGGATTGGACATATTCAAAAAATGGTACATGGCTAGAGTAGGACATAAAGATGCATATCGAGCTAGCTTTGAAGCGAGAGAGGATGATCACGTACTAAAGTTAGCATCGTGTCTTAGCATTAATGACGAATCATTTCAGATATCATCACATCACATACGCAAATCAACCCGTATCATTGCTGACGTAAAGGATAAGGCTTATGCATTATTCGGTGAAGGGGCAGTCAATGATACGGGTGTTCGTATAAGTGACGGAATAGATAAGGTACGACAAGAACTTATCAAGGCTGGTATGGATGGAGTACGTCACAACAATCTATATAAATCTGTGCGACATAAGATAGACAGCAAGGAGTTCGGACTGTTAATGAACATCATGCATGAAGCTGGTATGATTCAGCAATTTGAAATTAAAGGAACTCGTGGGAAAATATATAGAGGAACCAATCACTTAGAGTCAATTGGGACTACTAGTAGACTCCTTCATCAAGTTGCTCCTCGGTGAATATGCTGTTAGGTCAATGTTAATATTTCTTCTAAGTTTCCTAGACATCATTTCATTAAACTCTTGCATATGAGTTTCGATAACTTGCCATTGCATTGCTTTTAATGTTGCAATATCTAGGTTCCATGCATCAATATAATTCTGCTTTTCTTGAGCACTTTTAGGAATAATAACTCTACCGCCTTCACCAAATAACTTATTAGCATTTCGTGCTTGCGTTACTTTATCTTTAAGATCTTTAATTAGTCCATCCATCTTAGTAATCTCTGCCAAAATTGTAGGAGCAATGGTCATTAATTGGTGTTCTATTGGATCTTCTGTTGGAACAAGTGTGTCTCCTCCAGCAAGTAATCTTCCAGTAGCAGACATTCCACCAGTGTTAAGAATTTTTGTACGTTCAACTATTTCTGTAAGTGATGTTCTCGCTGCAAATAATTTTCTGGTAGTTTCATTGTTAGGATTAAATGACAATGTTCCCGGAAATAATGGGTTAACAAATCGAGCAGACTTCTTTAAACCTAGTCCTGCTTCACTTAAAAATCTAGGAAAGCCTTCACTAAATGGTACTTTTACATCATCCCTACCTCCGAAGTAAGCATTTGAAGCTGCTAAAAGTGTTTGCATTCCTGCTCCACCTAACTCAGTAAGTACTGCTCCCATTCGTGTACTAAACTCATCACCTGTAGCTCTAACATTACGATCACCGCCAACACGAGAGTTTCCTCGTGGTGCTGCATGAAGAAATGAAAATGACTTTCCCTCTTCAGGATCAGTTACTACATTTAATCCTATCCTGAAATCCTTACCTTCGTCAGCAAAAGCCATAGCTGCTCCTAATGGTGGAGGAGTTGGTATATCAAAAAATCTTGTGAGGCCAGCTAACATATGATCTCCGTTATCAGTAGTTACTCCAGCAGATAAATTAAAAAATAAATCCATTAACTCTATAGTAGTTCCTCTGACTAAACTAAACATAGGCTCGGCTGGAATAATGATGGCCTCACTTGGATGCTTACCCGGAATATATAATATCCTACTATTATTTCTCTGTTCAGGTGAGAGGAATTTCCAAAAGTGTTCTCGCTTTGTCATCTTTTGTACAGTACCATCAGCATTTTGAATGTCCCAAGTCTGATCACCATCAGCAGTACTGTTCCATATAATTTCCATCGCTGTAGGAAATACAATTGTTCCCATAACAGCAGCACCAAACTTACCGGGATTCTTTTTTAGCGCACGACCTGCAACAGACCACCCTTGCCACATCGCTCCCCAATATGGAATCGATGCATGAATGTTTCTCATTGTAGGATTAGATGGTAACTTGTTTACATCACCTGTTACTTCTCTAGTTTGTCGTCCTACTTCTCTCCAGAACTTTCCTTTTCCTGCACCTGTTGGAATTTCAGCTTCTCCAGCAAGTCTCATAGCTTTTGCTAATGCTGGTCCTTCGTGAAATGCATCATTTATATTCTTCCATGTTCTCCATATAAATGGTAAAGCATTAGCTCCGTAAGTTTCTCGCATCGGCATAACTACTGACTCTAATGCATTAGTAATGTTTCCACTATACGGACTACCTTGATAAGCTGAAGTAACAAGACCACTTTCCGTCTGTAAATCTTGCATCATAACATTTTGAATTTTCTTCTGCGCCCAACCTCTAAGTGCTTTAGCTTGCTCTGGTGCTAAGTTTTGGAACAGACCAAACTCTCGATCAAGATTTCTTGTTAAGATTGTTGATATATCTTTAGCAACATTATGACTAAGGTGTTGCCAGATTCCTCGAAACGATCCTAACCATTGTATTGCTCCTTCTTTAAATCCTTGCCCAGATGTAACAGCTAATGTAGATACTTGCTGATTATATAAGAATGCTGCAAAACCAAATGGAGAACCTCTACCAGTAGTTAAAGCCATCATATTCTTAGACCACTGATTAAAAAACTGAGGCCAATAACCTGTCAGTTTTCTATCCATCTTAATTGCAGAACGTAACAAAGGATCAGGCACATTATAGATTAAACTTTCTCCATCTCGTGTAACTACCATTAAGTCGTCATGTTTAGCTATCCAATCCTCAATGCTAGTACGCTCATCAAAGTTAAATTTCTTTCGCACATTCTTTTCGGCACTAGTTAAAGCACCTTTTGATTTACCTTCTCCAGCTACCTGCGACCACTTAATATTACCTTTAACATTACCTAGTACATCTGAATCATATCTACCAACAAATTGTGCATGTTGTCCTGCGTTTGCATTATCAATCACAACTGTTCCTTTATGCATCCTAGTCCCAGATAAGTACGACAGCATATTATATTCAGCATTATTTCTGTTAACAAAGTCAACTATATCATGCATGTATTGTTGAACACTACTTATAGGATCAAGTGGCTTATAGCGAGGCAGTTCTGGATCGTCTGCTATGCCCTTGAATCGAGCCATCATTCCTAGCTCTTTACCTTTAGTAGTATTATGTCCAAGTAATCTTGCAAGTCTACTTAGATAAGTACCTTTACTTGTTGTTACCATTCCGGGCAGGTAAGCATTACCAGCTTCGTCAACGAACTTAGCCTTCCATCCATCTACTATATCTTGTCTTAGTACTCTTCTTGCTACAGTGAACTTCAGCATGTCATCCATAATCGTGCTGATTTGAGTACTGAATTTGAAAAGTTCATCATCCATTTTCAGCGCATGAATAGCTGAATTTATTGTAGTATCACTCCAAGGATTACCATCTTTGTCTCGTACAAATGACGCACCCTCACCAAACTCTGCCCTACGTTGTTTCTCTGTTCTTGCTAACAAGCCATCATTAAATATTTTCTGTCGTTCTTTGCTCATGCCCTGTAATGTACGCAAAATTGGTGCTAACTTCTCTGTTGACATAACAACATTAAATGCTTCAGAAAAATTGCCACTTTCATATAGTTCTTTAACTGCTCTAACAGAATCTATACTACTAGCATTCGCTGTATTTCTGGCTATTTCCTGCGCTTTTGCAGCAGTCATACCGGGCTTAGTCATAAGTGCTTCAAACACTAAACGCTCTGCATGCGACTCTTGATCAACACCTGTTTCATATGCAGTTCTTAATTTCTTACCAGCAGTAGTTCTAGCAGCAGCATCAAGTAATCGTTTTACTACTCCACCGCTTGACTTTATTGGTCCATCTTCAACTGCACCAGTAGTCGGAGATTCTTCTTCGGCAGAAGCCTTTCTTTTATTTCGTTCTCTTTGTAAAAACCTTACCCATTGCGCTCGATCTTCTAATAAATTTTGTTTATATTCTACTAAGTCAGGAGCATATTGTTTATCTTTTGCTTTTTGAGCTAGCTCTTCTGGATTTTTTAATAGCTCATCAATTTCATTAATCCATTCTTCAAGTTGTATTTCTCTGTTTGATTTTGTTGCGGCTTCTGGCCCTGTCCATCCTTGCTCTTGAGCAGTTTTAAGTGGTCTTTCACCACCTTTAATAGGCATATCTTTTGTTAAATCTGATGGATATCCTTTAATATAATTTTTGTTCTTACCTAGAAGTGCGAGTAATCCTATAAGAATAGAACCACCAATACCTTTCTTAATTAACTCAGTCCGTTCATTGTCTTCTAACTTACGATCCATCGCTATGTCGCTGTCCGTTTGGCTATTAATCTCATCATTAACTTCCTGTGTACTTACTGCTTCATAGTCATCAAAGTTAAGTCCTTGAGGAGCACCATCTGGGGGAGTATCTTGTGGTGCAAGAACAGTTGCTCTTGCTTTTTCCCACTCGGCTCTTGGAATACCACCAGTTCCCCCTAACCATGTCGGTCTGGCATTAGGATTCCACATTGTAGGCATAAGTGTAGCTGCTGGAGTATTTTGTAATGCTTCATCTGACTCTATATATGCTCTCATTCCTTGATCCATGCCCCCACCAATACCAAGTTGAGTTAGTCCTCGTGCTATTGTTTGTTTCTTTGTTCCTGCTTTAACAAAAGGAGTTACAGTTCTAATAAGTGCTGGAGCCATTCCTGCTCCTTTAGTTATCCATCCCGGTCCGGGAATAGCAAAACTAGCAGCAAGTCGTAAAGGTTGGTCAAGTAATGAAACTGGTTCTGGTATGTCTAATAGTTTGTTTACTCCCATACGCATTCCATGACTAAACTTAACGAATGGGTTTTCACCTAAATTTTTCATGAACTCTGTTCCCCAACTAGTATTAGGATCATCATCTCTTTGAACAGTAGTTGCAACTAACTCGTGAAGCATTCCCGGAACAGCAGGAATACCTGTTAATATGTCTGATAGACCAGCGACACCTTGCTTTACTGGATTTACTGGGAGTACTCTATCTTCGGGAGGTGTGGAATCTACTTGTTGTTTTCCTAGTGTCGGATTAACAGTAGTTGGTTTAACTTCATAGGCACTGAAATCGGGGGCTGACTTAGCTTCATAAGCAGAAAAATCAAGCATGATTACTTTCCAAAAGAAGTTACATCAATAAAACTTCCGTCAATGTCAACAGCAAAATATCTTCCAGAACTATCAGGACCGACAATAGGGCCATTACCCTTCATTCCTCGAAAACTAAACCCTTTCCCATTCTTTCCCATTGTCACTGTTGATCCTGCATTGGAACTGACAAAGTTCCTTGTTGCATCTACTTGCTTTTGTTCACTTGCTGATGTTCCAGATTTTGGTACTTTTCGTGTACGTTTTTGTGATTCTGTGACTTCTTCAATGCTTATCTTACCATCAGCACCTCGCACTGTTTCATAGCGTTTTCTTTTCTCGCCTGTTTCATCTTTACCAGCAGCAGCAGTACTGATATTAGTTGGCTCGTGCCTTCTAAAGTCAGCAACACTTGATTGTTCTCCACGAAGTATCTTTTCAAGTCCGGGTAATGTAAAACTGATCCCTGATTTTCCAGCAAGTGGACCTGCTCCTTCTCCCAAATTTTTGAAAATTTTACTAGTTTGTGATCCCAGTAGTCCTTGAAGTTCTCGCTGTCCATACGCAGACTTAGCGGCTTCAGGTAGCATTTGATTATACTGAAACCCAATTTGGTGCATTAAGTTTTGATGCTTTAATCTTTCTAACGCTGATTTAGCCCGAGAATCTTGTCGTGCTAATAGATCTTTTAACTGACCTGCTTGCGTTAACTTAGTTAAATTTTGCGTTTGCTGTCGCCTGTCAGCAATGGATTTACTCCAGTTATTCATACCTTGTTGGAAGAAAGGGTCTAGTGCCATTATCCGAATCCCATTCCAAAGTTAGACCAAGCCCCAGTATTAGATGTCTGATCTCCAAGTACCCTTTCTAGTAATGCTTGCTGGAACCTATTGTTTTCTGCTCGGGCTTGTCGATAATCTGCATCAGCTTGCATACCTTGTAGTACATTACCAATTCCCATACCTATAGAAGCAGGAGCATATGAAGGTTGTGCCACTGGTGGTTTAGGTAACATAGCATTGGCTTGTGCAATAGATCCTATACTTTCAGTTCCGGGAATTTTTGGAGCATATCTAGGATCAGTACTCATCATCTTAGCCGCATTGAGTCCTGTCGTAGTGTATCTATCCCAATCCTTATCTGCGAGATCCAACGCTTCCTTTTCACCTCCCAGTTGTATCTGCGGGAGAACACGTTGTGTGAATTGCCTAACAAGATTAGGTGCGTTAGACATCCCCGAACGAGTTCGTTGCGCCAGTGCAGTAGCATCTTGAATGGCTGGATTAAGTATCGCATTTTTGATTCTGTCGTTGTCTGCATCAATTATTCCTCTTGCTTGATTAAGATTAAGCGGAGTACGTAATGGTGGCAGGTTTCGAGCAATCTGGCCTCGTAAGTTTGCTCCTGCGTCAACGAGTGGCATCTTACCTTTTTCTTGTGCCAGTACGTTTTGTGCTCCGATGTCTACAGCCTCCTTAACAGGTCCAAATACTTCAGTCTTTTGGGGTGTTCCTGTTCCTCCCGGTCTGCCTACTGTAGTTCCGAATGGATCAACAGTGCCAGCATTTATATTAGCTATTGCATCTTGCCTAGCTTGTTCTTGTGCTCTAAAGTTTTGTTTATTTGCCTTGTCAGTACTAAACGCACCAAACATGGAGCCAATACCTGACGCAAATTGTCCTATGTTTCCTAAGTTTTCAAACATTAAAATCTTCCACTTCCTAAACTGCTTAAACCTCTGTCACGTTTTGTTACGCCACTTCCTCTAGCAGCAAGCTCGTCTAGGAAACTAGGTGCGCCACTTACCAAACCTTGTGTTGCTCCAGCTTCAGATATTGCAGCTTGCGGATCAAATAACTGTTCTGCTCCAAGTTGTTCTCTAATACCTGATTCCAACTGAGGCAGTCGTCCCTGCACAAACGATTCCCTTTCGCTAGCAAACGGAGCAATGTCAAAGAAAGGATCTCCCAGACTAAAACTACCAGCTTGCTGTAAGGCTCTGTCACGTATTAAGTCTACATCTCTTTGAGCCGTTCCCCTAATACTTTCTCCAATACCTTCCAATCGTGACCTAGCCTCTGGCTCTGCACTACTAATAAATTGTCCAGCACTTTGACCACCTGTAGCACTAAGATTACCTCTAGCACCAAACCTAGCTATATCACCTAATGCACTTTCACGTTGGTTAGTGAGTATATTATTAATAGCACTGTCATCAGTTATAGGCTCAAAAGCCTTTCCTGTAAACACATTACCTATCTGACCTGTATATTCGTCACGTAATCTGCCACTTTCTTTGTCAAGTAATTCTTGTCCTAGACTTCCACTACCGAATTCACTTTGGAACTGTTGCTGATTTGCATCAGGTCCAAGTGCTTGATTTCGTTTAAGAATTCCAGTTTTAATTATACTATTAAAGTATTCGTCAGTGATACCGGGATTAACAGTGTTAGCTAAAGTACTCTCTATTAACTGATCTAATGCAGCATTTCTGTCAAATGCAGGAACGCCACCAGTTTGGGCCACTTCATTTAATAATGTATTCTCATTCCAATCAGGCTGTGGATTCGAGAAGCTGGCATCCATTGGATATGCTTGACCATCTTTGTTAACTGCCATCTCTAATCCAGTAACAGGATCAGTATATGTACCAATTACTCCACCAAGCTCAGTACCAATTCCTGCTAATACATTTAATCCTAGTGGCATGTAACTGAGTGGATCTTTTGCAGCCATGTCAATTAGGCCAGTACGATTATCGTTAATAAAATCACCATCCATAAGTGCATTATATTTATCAGTATATGTCGGAAGCCCATACATAGCCCTACTATCGGGACTAGTGCCAGCAGTAGAACGAGCTACTCCGGGAATGTTACTAAGAGTTATGTTTTGTTTTCTTGCATTAGTTACAAGATTGTCAAATGCTTGTGGATCTTTCTTAGATAAAGTCTGTAATCCTTCATATCCATATTCATTTAGTAGGTTATTAAGAAAACCTGCTGGAGTACTTACATCACCTAATTGTTGTGCAGAACGTGCATTAACTATATCACTTATAATATTAGGACTAGCTGGATTAACAGTTCCAGTTAATACTGCACTCTTTGCTTCGGCCATAAAGTCATCAAACTCTGGACCAGAAATGCCACGATTTATTGCATCGGTCATTATTGCGTATTTATTTGCATTCCATGCACCAATTCTATCGAGTTCTGCAAGCCTTGCTTCTTCTTGTTCCGCATCAATAATGCTATAAAGTGGTGATCTATTTGATGGACGTAGTAGTGTCGCATACTCACCATTAGCACCACCCCATACATTATCCAAGTCTTGCATAGATGCGCCAAAATCAAAGTCTTCTTGATCAAATTCGTTAACTGCCATATCTAACTCAAAAATAACTCTCGTTCAATTGCTCTACGTCTTACTAGTCCAGCAAGTATTCTTCCACCAGCCCTTCGCCATTTTGGAAACTCATCTGCTGCACCAATTCTATCATCCCTATTTAGTTTAGATCTAAGTGTACTCGACTGAAGGTTTCCACTTCCAATGTTATAACACAGTGAACATAGTGCGCTAAATTCATTACTGTCTAATTGTACTCTCATTAGCTTACTTACTGTTTTTTCACTTTGCTCCAGATCCAAACGCAACAACTCCTCAGCTTCTTCGTAATTGATAGGTTCCATATCCATCGTGACAGGTCTACCATTAATCCTAGTAGTCCCGAACCCAATTGTTGTAACCCCTGCACTACACTTGTAAGGGCGTTTTTCAAAGCCTTCAAATGTCTTAATAATATTAATTCCAGCATCATTGCACCTCATTATTCTTAATGTCTTCCCCACATTTTCTGCCACAACCAATTATCAAGTCTCGTTACCTTTTTAGAAACCCAACGAACTGGCACACTTCGCCAAATTCCCTTCATTTCTTCGACCTATTTATCGCTCTACCACCAAACCAAAAAGAAATCACAGCAGCAAACAAGGCTTGCGTCTGATCATCCCAAGTTAATTGTACCGCATCTAGAGAAGAAATACCAGAAGCAGTTAACGCTAAATAAGCAGATACTTCAACGAACAGGAACAAACCAAAGAAAGCATAAGTAATAACTGGTCTAACACTTCCACGTAAACCATCTATCCATTTAACTCCTGTGTTTTGTACTGATTTCTGTAGTGCTTCTACCTCACGTATATCAGCTTCTACATTAACCATCTCTAGTTTTTGTACTGCTAGTTCTTTTTGTTGCCTTATTTGCACTTCCATTATAGCGAGTTCGTGCTTTTTGTCTTGCTTATCTTGAAAGTAATCCATGACTTTAGGAAGAAAAGAACTGCCAAATCCAAGTAATGATCCAAGTAATGATAACATTATACTAGTCCTCTCCTTTAAGTCTTTCTAATCTAACAAGTACAGATGCACACTGTTCTATGTGCCTTCGTAAATTCTTAGTATTAATAGGAGCAGTTACTATGTGTGGTTCTTCACTACCATTCATATATTCCAGAACTATGTGTGCTAGTCCTGTATATTCTCCAGCCCTCTTTTCTAATGAACAACTAATCATCGGTTTCTCTTCCATGTTAAGTACTCTGCTCCCTCTTCAATGTCAGCAAATGGTTTAATACGTCTAGTTAATGCAGATTCTAATGGATCAATAACAAACATAATACTTGCTCCTTGAATATTATCATGAAATCCATGTCTCGTAGCAAATTCATCTATCCATTTATATCCTCTGGCCCTAGCTAAACATACAACTCGTCCATCATCAAGTTCTTCTTGAGTCATTGCCCAATTATGATGATGTCCAGCTATATAAATGTCTGCGTGTTCTCCCCAAAGTGCTGCCCTTTTTTGTCCATGTAGCCTATTATATATAGATGTACCTTTATGATTATGTGAAGCATCTATTTTAATCTCAACATCATTAGGGAATGACAGCATAAACTTTGCTCTCCAATCTGCCATAGGTATTTTATGTGCATTGAGTGTTTTAAGATATGTAGAGAACTCTCCATCCATTGCATCGTGATTCCCCATCAGCCATACGATCCAAGGAATTCCACTGTCTTCTAGAAACCATCGAGCAAGTCTTCGCTCAGTTTTACGACTAACATCATTCTCTGCATATAGTCTTATAAGATTTCCATAGCTCCAGTTATCAGCAGTATCCCCAAGGTTTACACAATATACACCATCGGTATTAGCTAATGTATCTATGTCAGATCTTAACAATGGAATGTTACAGCCATTAGATCCAAGATGAGGATCACCAATAAATGTAATACCCACAGGCTTATCGTCTTTTATTTTAACTTTAAACCACTTCATTGAATCTTCGTAAGCTAACCTATTTGTAAATCGTTTTCCCATATGGTCCAGGATTTCTTCCGCAGATATGTCATCATCAGGAAATGTTGGAAGTTCTACGTTTTCTACGCTTGTTGGTTCTTTTGTAACTTTAAGAAGTCTCTTAGCTTTTGAATTTGATATTCCTAGTTGTCGTGCTACCTCTGCTTTATTATGTAATTCAGCATAAAGGTTGTGTGCCTCAATGACCTCTGGATGGTCAGTTGTATAAGTCGTCATATTATTGCCTCAAGTTATTGATATTAAACGTCTTTTTCTTCAACTTTATTTTCACTTTCATCCTTCTTTGGAATGACTAAACAGATTGATGAAGCGAATGCTAGCGGAAGTCTATTTGCTGCTTCTCGAATCATCTCTGCTCCCCGGTAATAACATTCTTTTGATGTAAGATATGGACCCTTTTTATCTTCTAATTGCATAGCTGTCATGGAATTAATTGATGCGATTACTATTATTGCTTTAAACACTTTTTCCTCCTGTCGGTGGATGCGTTCCATTGTGCATTTTATATAGTCTATCTATTTGAACTTCTAATGATCTTATACGCATATCAACTGCGCCATCTCTCTCGCTTCTATCCTTGAGAATTTGAGGAGAAAGAATGTCTTTAGACATCGTGTCTATGCTTGAAAGTGCAACAGCTTGACGGGCTTCTACTTTATCAAGGCGAGTATTTAGTTCTGCTAGATCAGTTTTAGCTTCATCTAACTTATCTATCATACCACGAATAGTAGTTTTCAGAACTCCCCACGTAGCAGCAAGTCCAGCAAGTACTGTTCCGAGAGTTACTAGCTCTCGTGGACCAAGCTCCAACATTAAGGCTTAGTAGGCCAAGTAATTGTTTTAACAACAGTGGAGTCGTCATACTTAGAAGGTAAGTCTCGTAGATCCTGACGATACTTTTTCATCTCATCCGAAAGAGTTACATCACTTAAAGCATAGAAATCAGTTTCAGCCAACTTCCCATCTCGCTCTGCCCTTAGACTTTCAAATGCTCTCTTTGGAGCAGCGTCAGCCCAAGCCTTCTCTTCTGCTTCTCTTGCTTTTTGTTCGTCATCAGTGAGTTCTACCTCAACCCCATCGACCATCTTTTTATAATTTGCCATTTTCTTCTCCTATTAGGCGTGTTTAATTTTATACAAAGTAAATCGTCCTGTAGAAATGTTTCCACTAGACATTAAAAATTGGAACGCATCACTCGCTCCAGCAGCAGCTACACTTGCAGCACCATGCATAACATGAATTGAGGAGAAAGAGGATGATCCGTGTGCTTTTCCTACTATCCAAGTCATTGTAGTACATATATCTGAATCTGAAGGGTCATAAATATACAGTGTGAAGTTAAAATTACTACCAGCAAAAGTGTTATCTATATGTCCGGGATCAGTGCCAGATATATGGATTTCAGTATCTGCTCCACTCCCTTTTGTTGTGACGTTTGTAGTTGTATAATTGATATCCACAATCCACCCATAAGCAGACGCAGACGAAATATAGCTGCTTCCTCCATCAGTGCTGTGCCTTAGATACAAGTTAGCATTGTCAGTTGCTGGCCTAATTCCACTACCTTGTATTACCCAGACATCGGCAGAATCATCTACTCCTGTAAAAGAGATATTAGCTGTATCACTTGCTGCTGAAGTCGAAACAAGTTCCATAGGACTTGCAGAACCCCAAGTGCCATTCCCAAGTAAGGCTGTAGATGCACTAGCAGTACCAGTAGCACTTATCATCCCCACATCTATCTTAGTTTGCGACATTAATTTCTCCTAAGCGTTTGGCCGTCTAAATTGTTTAAAAATTCCGCTTTCAATATTACCAGACGAAAAGCTAAATTTAACTGCTACTATAGCTTCCGTGACATTATGATGACCTCCCATCTCACCATTTCCTATTTCATCATTCACATTACTGAAACCAAAATAATTTCCACCAAAGCAGGTTATTGTTCCCGAAGCTGCTGGATCAAAAATTGTAAATTCTATTGCCGAAGTACGCTCGTTGGATGCTGAACCCCACGCCTCTTGTGTCATTAATATTTTTGATGAGTATTCACCACTATCGCCATCGCCTCCATCATGCCTACCAGTACCAATGCCTCTATAATCAGAAGTTCTATAGGTGGGACCGGATACTCCTAATAGCGTATCAAATGTAACACTGTCGGTAGCTGGAATTACATTTACCATCTGATAAAGATAGTCATACCCAGTGGCCATATTGGTAAATGACACATCAGATACATTACTAGCAGTAGTTGTGCTAACAAACTCATAGCCACCTCCTGCTGGAGCAGCCCATGCATTATCTCCCCTGAGAAATGTAGAACTAGATGCTGTACCTGTTGCACTAAGTTCGGCTATTCCGATTGCGTCATCGGCCATTGCAGCATTGTTTACACCTCCAGCACTTACAGCAGTTGCGGTATTTACTGTACCAGATTTAAAATATTGGAAGGTAACTACATTGTTAGTCCCAGATGGTGTTGCTGAGGTAGTGCTAAGAGTTGATCCACTTACTGTAAAGTCTACGTTAGGTACTTGTTCTACTCCCCCAACCACTAATCTAGTTGCTTGAGTTGTACCAATTTCATCTAAGGTAAAACTAGAGCCACCTCCATTGTGTCGTTTTACTGAAGGATCAAGTTGTTTTAATCCTGTCAAAAAGTTGCTCATTAATACCTCCTATACTTTCCAACCATATACTTTA